GTAGCAGTGCCAAATGCGTTTTGTATTGAACCAAAAATATTTGTGAAAAGAGTTTCCGCGGCACCAGAAACGTCGCCTTCACCGAGAGCTTTTATTGACCCTGTAAAATCTGCAATATAACCAGAAATTTTTACAAACATGTCTCCAATAGACGTTATTGATTTAAATAGCTTTGAATCTTTCCCTTGCGGCCCGCCATCACCAAAAAACAATTTGCTAAACATACCACCAACTGATACACCAATATGGTAAACTTGTGTGAGCTGCTTGGCCAGCATACGCAAAATACTTTGAACACCGCTGCTTTTTCCAAACCCAACACCAAACCCGCTAAAGAACGCAGTGATAAAACCAGTGAATGTTTGCATATCTTGCAAGATGTTCTTAATGTTTAGCGCAAGATCATTCATTACTTCTTGTGTTGAAGCTTGCTTCTTTGCTGCATCATCGGCACCCTTTGAAATGTCATCATATGACATTGAAAGACCTTTCTGAGAGAAAGCAAGCTGGACTTGCTCATCTGACAGACCTGAGGTTGAAGCAAGCAGGGCGCGCTCTTGGCGGCTCATTGAGTCTATTGATCTGCCAGTTGCAACAAATCCTTTTTGAAGTTCTGCAAGTCTTGGACCGACCTCCATTCCCATCATTTTTAGTGGATCAACCACAAGTCCAAATCCTTGAGCAAGTTGTGCTGCAGCTTCTGCCCCAGACTCAAAGTCGTCAAATTTATCGACAAGTCCTGTTAACGATGTGATTTCGATTCCAAGTTTGCGGGTGAAAACGGCTGCTTTTGTGATTTCTTTCACATAATCGCCTGTCATCTTACCAAGCATTTTGAAGTTTCCAAGAGCTTTGCCAACGTCGCCACCAAGAACTTTCGTGCTCATTCCAAAATGCTTTCCGATCTTGTTGACAGAAGCCATGATACTTTGACTAAATGATTTTACACTTTCTCCGCCGATCATTGCGAGTCGAGCTGTTGCTTGCATACCCTCTGATGCAAACCCAAGACCATTCTTTAGGACGTAAAGTTCGTCAGCTGCTTCTGCAAATTGAGGACCAATCGCATCAAATGTCGCGCCAAGATCGCTTGCCAGCTCGCTAGCCATTTGAATCTTTGCTATTGCGCCGTCGATGCCTACACCAAACTTACTTGCAAATGCATTTGTTCCACCAGCAGCATCGCGTAATGACGAGCCCATATTCTTTCCGACGCCGACAACATCACGAGATATGCCTCTGCTCAAATCACCAAACTTGTCTCTTACTTCTTCCAGCGAACGAGCGTATTGCACTCCTTGAAGCGCGAGCTCTGCAGCTTTTGCAACAAGAGTGTCCCATATTCCCATGGCGAATCCAAGCGCAGCTTGAAGCGGGTTTGTTAATGCGTCTGTTAATGAATCAACATTAATATTTAGAAGCGCAAGTGCTTCGCTACCATTAGCTGCAAATTTGTCCCAAGTTCCTTGACCTATAAAGCCTTTTATTCCATCAGTAAGATTGCTGAATCCTTTTTCAGCTTTTGCTTGCATTGCCGCCAAAGCGCCAAGCCCTTCCGTGTTGCCAGCTAGCTCTGGTGTTAGTCCGCTAGCAGCTTCTGTTAAATCGTTGAACGCTGCTGTCTGTGCGCCTGTGCCAGATTGAACAGTGTTCATCGTCTCGGACATTTGTTTTAATGTCCGATTCATCTCTTGTAAAAAATCAAGCTGTGTTTGCGTCGGATCCAATGACTGTTTGCTCCTACGCTTTTAACTATGCGTTGTCAAAAAATCAGAAACGCCAAGAGCGATCAAAATGTTGCTCAAAACGCAAAGCAGCGGTTCTTTTTTCTTCTATCATCACATTAACAGCTTCAAGCGAAGCATTTTTATCGCAAAGTGCTTCGTAAAGACGACGTGAAGCAGTGGTTACACTATTAATAATTTGTGCTTGCTTTTTATCACCAAGAAATTTTGGTGGTGTGCCGCCTTCAAGGATATAATGACCAGCTGCTGTGATTATTTCTGCAAAAATCTTTTCTTGACTATTATTTGACATGCTTATGCTCCTTTCGTTAAGTATTACGAAAAACGGCGAAGCCGAGCAGGTGTTTCACCACGTTGCAAGCCCATTAGAGCACGTGTCTGCGCATCATTTTGATGCATTGCACGTGTTGGTGTGTTTTCCTTGTCATTACCCTTTTTTAGCTCTTTATTCAAGCGAGTAATAAACCATGAGCGATACATTATCGGGATATTGTAACATTCCCAATAGCTAAAGCCCATGTAATACATCAACAGAAATGACTGCTCGAGGTAGATCTCGCGATCTTCAGGCGTCAGGCCAAAAAAAGCTGGCACCCAGCGGTACCCGCACCTCATTTATGTCGCTGCAAGAGGGACAGTCAAAGTTTCCTTTCATTTCGATGCCAGGCTCGTTTGCATCGATAAACTTGCGAAGTCCCATTGAGTCACGGGCAGGCATATTACGAATAAAGCCGTTAATCGCGGCACGGTCAGTCTTACCGTCAATCGAAACAATCGCAAATTGTAGTCTGTTTGTAACGATATTGTCTGCTTGCGCACCTTGCTTCTTTGCGCGCTCTTGAATCGTGCTAATCTCTTCCTCGTCACGACCTGTTAGAAACTTAAAGTGAACAGTCTTCTTTGTTGTAGGAAGCTTAAATTCAAAGACGTTTTGACCTTTTGTAACAGGCTCAATTTGAAGACGTTTAATTGGCATATCACCAAGATTAAACTCTTGCTTTGAGCGCACATTACATTTTGGGCAGTCAGCTTCTACTGCATATTCTGCGCCGTAACCAGTGATTCGTAGTGCAACCATGATTGCATTTCGGTCGCCAGCCAACATGTCAGGAACATAAATCTTCTTATCTATAAGGCAGCTCTTGATAAGCTCAGTGATAACAGTTCCCTTTTTGATAAGGGCCCTGCTCGTCAAGATATCTTCTTCTCGAGCAGTCATTGAGCGAATCTCGACTGTCTCTCGCATATGAAGCGCGCTGTCTGCTGGATAAACAACACCGTTTGACGGCAAAGGAACTGACTCTAGCGGAACCTCAAAGCCGAAATCGTCACGCATGACGTCTCGTGTTTGAATACCTGCAGGAACGGTCCCGCCAAAAAGCGCGCTTCGATCTGTCTCTGACATCTATTTCACTCCTTATTGTTGATTATCATCTTTAATCATTAAGAAGTAAATAAAAATGTTCAGCTAATCTAAGGAAACTGCAGCGCAGAAAAGGCACTTAAAAGAAATCTGGTTCATGATGCTGAGCATACCATGAACCAGATGACTTATCAATTCGATAGACTCTTTTATCAAATCATCACGTCAAAATTGCAAAACACAGTTGTCAAAACGGAGAGTTAATGAGATTTCCATTAGCTCATCGCCTTCATACGCAAGATCGCCAAATCCAGCAGAGGTGATGAATGCACCTTTTATATCCCATAATTCCACAACCGTTCCTACAGGATCTAACATTTTAAGCTGACAATCACGCTTGTAAAAGTCTGCATAACCTGCACGACCAGATACGCTCTCGAAATGAGTGCGAACCCACTCCATTACTTGCTGCGCGCCTGATGGAGCAATCGCGTCATAAAGAACAACATCGATTGTTTCAAATGTTGTCTTACCAGCAACGTAGCGACGAGAATTGATCCAAGGGATTTCCTTCTCCTCTGTCTTCACGCTTGGGCGCTTTGTTGATTTTATGAGATAAGCATCAATACCTTCGATCGAAAACACCCATCTGTTTTTTCTCTTTGGTTCAAACTTATTCGGTAGCATATCTACGACTGATAGCGTCTCTGCCATATTGTCTCCTGTTTATCTTAACTATTCTGTTAATGTTTAACTGTTAGAAATCCGCTGCATTTTTTGCTTCAAAGTCAATAGAAACAAATTCTACTGCCTTTGTAGGCTGCAAATAAATCTTACCGCGGATAGTGTTATTCTCGATGTCTGCCTGAGTCGTAGTAGTCGTATCAATCTGAACACGATATCTTTCAACACCGCGCTGTGATTGAACTTGCTTCATAATTGGTGTAACTGCTGCGTTGAACCGCGCGATTGTTGATTCACGATTAGGCTCAAAAAGCAAAGAGTATGCGACTGCTTTCACTCTGCGACGAACCTCGATTAGAAGACGTCTGACATTGATTCGATCGAGCGCAGAACCTTCAACAAGAAGTGTTCTTTGACCGTTAATAACAATACCTGATGCAGACGGATTCGCAATGAATGGATTGATACCAGCATCATAGATTGTGTCAACGTTCTCATCTAAAAGTAGAGTGCTAAGACTATATGCTGGCACTACTGCTCTGTTGTATCCTGCTGGCGCTGACCACGCATATGCCTTTGCATCATTTTGTGCGTATGCGCCAAGTGCCATTGTAGAAGCAGGTAGACGCGCTGAAGTCACGATGCCATCGCCTGGATCAATATTTACCAAAAGATCAGGAAAATATGTCGCGCCAAATGAGTTATTTAGGCCTCTATTTTTAAATCTTGTAGTAGTGTTTGAAATGCTGACAGATGGATACTCAAGAGCAGATAGTGAAGCTGTCACGTAGTTGTTATTGCCGTCTTTCTGCTCGATGTCCATAATGTAAAGCGCGTCAAATTTTGTCTGCATTGCAGCGAGCGCGTAATCAGTAACAGAAGGGTGTCTAATATCAGGAATCGCAAGAAGACTGATATCAGAATATGTCTTGTTACTCAAAATGTCTACTGCTTTACGATATGACGCGACAGTAGGACCAGAGAGCTCTCCTTGGTTTACGTTGTCAAGCTCTCTGCGAATAGCTGCATCACGCATATAGCGCTTATCTTGATCAAAAAGATTCACACCGTCGAAACCGCCCTGTAGGAATGTCACAAACTTTAGATATGCACGTGATGAATTAGTTCTAAAATCTGTTAGAATGTTCACAAAACGACCACCGAGGGCTGCGTCAAGAACGCCATCTCTTTGATAAACTGCTTCGTCCCAGCGCGTAGAATCTGCCAGACTGTCTGAACCTGTTTGAATTTGAATGTGCTCCAGCGTGAACAGATTCTTGTTAAAAAGATCAGCGTCGATGATCGAGTTATTTACTGTTGCGGCGCCGGCATTATCGCCAACCCATGGGCTTTGATACGTGGTATGATAGCTCGGGAAGTATTTAGTAAAACCAGAAATAGATTTTAATAACCCTGATACCAGCAGTGCGTCATTCGGACGTGTAAGCGAGTTTGCAATATCAAATTGTGGACCCCAGCAAAGTGTTACGTCTGCGGTCGCATTAGGCAGACCAGCTGCGGCTGACTTATTGATGCTGTGACGGAATGGAATAGGAAGTTCTCTTGCATTTGTAATTGGAACATTAAGATGCGATGAGTCGTTGACGCTTCCTGTTGCAAGAAATCCAGAGCCAGATGTAATAAGGTGATAATAACCGCGGGTTGCTACAGGAAGTGTATTTGTTGGAATAAGCTTGTTTGCAACAGCATCCGAAACTTCAACGCGAATTCTTCGTGATACTTTTCCGTAAAGGCTCTCCTCAACAACTTTTTGTGCGTCAACTGATCGATCAAAATCAAAATATACGTTCAAGTCGCCGATTTTCTTTACGATGTAATCTTCGCTGTCAGGGTCAAGATCGCAACCAATAAATGTTTCATAAGCTACACGTGAAGAGTCTACGTCGTTGTAATCGCGTAGAACCACTGTAAACTTTGCATAGCTGGCAGCAGAAGTTGGATATTTTATGTCTTTAATCTCTATCTTATAGAGTTCATTTGCAACTGACCCATCAGAACTTGCATGAATCTTGAAAAGATCATATCGTGTTGAGCCAAAATTCTGTGATGCTATAAACGGAGTCATAGGATGCGTGTATCGATCCTCAAATCCGTCAAAGTTGGGGAATACAGATGTTCCGTTGTTTCTTGTTTGTGAGCCAGAAAGACAGAAAACGATCTCCTCGATTTCGTTTGCCGTGCCTTGACGACGGATTAATGCCTCAGCAGCAACACCAGAACCAGTTGGCTCAGCGTAGGCATCAAAAATGTCATAATGAGAATAAAGAACGTGGCCATGCTCTTCAAGTCTTGAAACATCGCGATTTAAAGCATTCGCGATGTAGTTTGAATCTGTCGGGTTAAACGACGCAGTAATTATGCTACCGTTTCCAGTGTTATTATGACCATTTAAGAAAAGAACAAACTGTTGCTTTGCTCCAGTAAGATCAATAGAGCCTGTAAACCAACCTTTTGCTGGTGACGCAGTTGTTGCAGCAGAAGAATATGAGTCAGATGTTTGTCCAGGCGCAGAGCTTGAAACAGTGATTTGCACGCCTGATGCTGCAAAGATTATACCACGAATAATTGGCTGCGCAGCTACCGATGTCTGCACACCGGCGTCAGAAAGAACCCATGAACCAGCGCTTTCAGACATGTAACAGCCAAGAAAGTATGTTCTACCCTCAATTCCGCCCGCAGTTGCAAATGGGTTATTTCCAAACTGTCCAGTTGACACTTGCACGTTTCGTGAGCCAGCAACGAAACCAGCGTTTGTCACCTTTCCAGTGTTCACACCAGAAGTTGTTCGTGCGTTACCGTCACCTGCACCAAGAACTCTAACATATGTTCCTGCAGAAGCGTTATTTAGCCACTGATTCATCGCGATTGGTGCATGTGTGAATGAATCACCATAACCAAATTCTTCTTTGAACTGCACGTTATTCGCAACTGTAACAGGAACGAAGGCTAAACCCTGGTTCGCAGGCCCAATCACGCCAGCGGATCTACCTGAAGGCTGTATTGTTGTTATCTGACCAGTGCTATCGATTTCTGTAAGCGTTATTTTTGGCGCTGCCATTTGCTCTCCTTCTCTCGTTTAACTATCTTGTATTAGACGAATTCAACGCCTGCAGGTGTAATAATAAAATCAACTGCTATAAACTCTACAGCGCGAGTTGGAACAACGACGATTCTGCCGTTAAGCTTGCTCGCTGCGACATCTGCTTGTGAGTTGTTTGTGTCGTCCATTATGATTCTGAACTGTTCAACACCAGACTGTGCCTTTATCAGACTTAACAGGGGCGTTGTTCTACTGACGAAAGTTGTTCTTGTTGCTGCGTCGTTAGGCTCAAAGAGTAATCCGCGCGCGACGTCTTGTACAAGACGCTTAATCTCGAGGAACAATCGACGAACGTTGACTCTGTCAAAAGCAGACTTCGAAACCTGGAGTGTCTTTTGACCAAAGATAACGAAACCGCTACCTGGGAACGTTGCGATCGGATTGATGCGATTCTCATAGAGGTAATCACGATCGCTTGTGCTTAACTTAACATCAACGTTTGATACGAAGTCTAGAGCTGCTCTGTTAAAACCTGCAGGTGCATACCAAGGATATGCAACCTTATCTCCATACGCAAGCGCACCAAGCGCTGCAATGGATGCAGGAACCTTAACACGATGACCAGCTGTCTGATCGTTAACGAAAACATCTGGGAAGTACGTGGCAACGTAGTTGTTATCAGGTGACCTTGTTGTCATAGCGTCTGCAGTTCTTGAGACGTTTGGTTTTGGACTTGCACCTTCAAAGATTCTAACGTTTGCATCAGTGTAGTTTGGAATATCAATAACGTACATTGCAAGCGCGTAATTTGATAATCTTTCCATGATGAAATCAGTGACTAGAGGGTCTCTAATGCCTGGTGTTGCTATGACATTAACGTTTGTTGTCATAGGATCTGTCATTAACTTTGCTGCAATTCTGTATGAATAAACTGCGTTGTTACTAAGGTCAGACCCGCCTGGATTGTATCCAAGTCCTGTAATGCTTATCGCCGGCGAACCTGACGCTGCTCTTCCGCCTGTTTCTGTTGATGTTGCGGTGTCTCCGAGCAGAGCAGCAGCATTATCAAGAATATTGATGCCATCAAATCCTCCGTAAAAGATATTTGAGAACTTCGCGTATTCTGAAAACTTATTAAAGATGCTTGTAGAGCTCGCGAGCAACGACGCAAAAGTGAGTCGAGTCAGTGATGTGTCGACAATACGATAATCAAATGAGTTTGGCGTACCATTTCTGATGTAAGCAGCTTCCTTCATATGCGCTTCAATTGTTCCTGTGACATCTGCGATTGTCTGATTTGACAGCGCAACACGTGCTAGCGTAAACTTGTTGGCATTAAACGCATCTGCGTGTGAGCCTGTAACAAGAACATCCAGCTTTTGAATTCCTTGCATTTTTGAATATGCAGTAATTAAAGGGTTGAAATTGAGACCACCGTTTGCGTCCATTACCGAGTTTAGCACAGTACCGTCTGTCGAGCCAGATGGTACAAGCTTTTCAAATTTTACGCCCCAGTGCAGGCGTGAATCAGGAATCTCTAATATTCCCGGTGAACCGATATATGTTGAGCCATCAACAACACCACGTGTTGCTTTAAAGCGAAATGGTAATGGAGGAACAATCGAACCAGTAAGACCTGTTTCAACTGACGAGCTGCATGCGAGTCTTGGAAGACTTCCCGCTGTAC